CTGCTTCTGTTTCGAAACTGCAATCTTCATAACAGTTAGAACACTTGCCAACATCTGGATCACTCTCTACGCCGCAGCAATGGCTTACGATTGTATTTTCTGTGTATTCTTCTTTTAATTTTTCTTCACCGCCACACTTTTCGCAAGCTTTGCCCCATACTTCGCCTACGCCGTCGCATTCAGAACACTGGCCCTCTTCTTCGAAGATTTCTTCATGCTCAATCATTTTCATCTTGAGTTCAAAGTTTTCAGAGATAAGGTCTACAACATCTTTCGTGCTGCAACCACAGTCTTCGTGAATCTTGCCACAACCTTCGCAAACTTCTTCCTCTTCACGAATTCTTGCGTTCTCTAGAACGTTGCTAACGATGTTCTTTTCAAAGTCACTGATACCAGCGCCTTCGATAAGCTTGCCTGCAACTTTACCAACGAAAACAGAAAGATCAGATTCACCAATCATTCGTTCTGCGATTCCACGAACTTTATAACCCATTGCTTGTACTGGATTTTCAAATTCAAATATTTCTTGTTCTGCAAGTTCAGTCTTTTCAGAAATTGCAATTTCTACTTGGCTTGCTTCAAGAATGGCATCGCGCCATGTTTGCTTGTTGTCCATTAGTCGCTTAATTAGTGGAAGCGTATCAGTGATTTTCTCATCAAACTTACGAACTGTAAACATATCTTGTAGATCAGTCGTATCATTTTCTTCAAGTACGTTAGCTTCACGGGCAGAAATTGTTTCGCTCATCGTTGCGTATGACTTAGCACCAGTTAATCCCTTAAGTTCGCCGCGTAGTGTGGCGATATTTTCTTTGACTGTCTTTACAATATCGTCATTAGCTTCATTCATTAGCTTGTTTGTACGTGCGTAACGCACGAACTCAATTAGCTTGATAACATTGCCAGTTGACTCAACGATATACTCGCCAAGTGTGTCTTGCATGTTTCCACCTTCATACATATGACGAGCCATTGCTCGCGCACCTGCTAGATGATTGTGTGGGAAACGAAAACGCTCGCCTGCTTGCTCTAGAAAGATTGCAGAAATCTGGCGACTACGTGAACCACGTATATCTTCATCTACTTCTTTGCGATGGCGCACAACCATCTTAACTGATTCTAGTGTTTGATAGCTTGTCTTTTTAACACCACTCATACGCGATAGGGATGCTTCGCTAATGTCATTCATGTTTGCTTCCTTAAATTGTTTTGCTTGATATGCAAAATCTTTTGGAGTAATCTCTTTGCCAAACACTTGAACTTCATTCTTGAGCATGTTGGTTGTAGCAAGATTCTTGATCTGCTTCATTACACTTTCGATTTCTTCCAGTGTAACGTGTCGATTCTTATTGAATTTGATCTTGCGGTTCTCAGCGTCAAGAGTAACCATATAGTTTGGTTTGTTTACGAAGAAACGGCGGGCTTCTGCGGCATCATTTGTCTCCATGCCCTCTTCATTGAACATGACGAGGTTGTGATTGTGCCCTTTGACGATAGAGAATATCTTTTCGCCAACTTTTTCGTAATTAATCATATTATCTCCTATAGCAGTATTTATCAAAAACTACTTATAATATGAGCATTGGAAGTGGAATTTCCTCGTCATCCCCTTCGAACTGGCCGCCAATGTTACTGGATAGTTGTGCTTGAAGATCATCGTCCCATTGTGCAATATGCTGAACCATACGGACATTTAGTAGCATAGCTGAAATTAAATCATCTTTCTCACCAACGCTGGCCTCGTATGTGTTGCCTCTTGCAATAAAGTATTTCAATTCATGTACAAGATTCTTACTGCGAACATCCATTTTCTTAGTTTCTACTAGTGACTTCAATTTAGCACACGATTCTAGCTTTGTTCTGTGAGTAGTGTTGTATCCCTTGCGCTTTTTTGGTCCTAGATGACGATTTGGGTCATGCATGAATGTGCCTGGGAATCGTTCTTCGCCAGTATCACGAATAACAACAAGACATGCTTCACCAAGCGAATTGTTTTCAACTGTCCAATAAATATCAGACTTTGGTGCGCGATGATGAATCTCTAGTAATATACCACGCAGTATCTTAATTTGTATTTCGACTGTACTCTTATTGTGTTGCCACTCTGCCACTTGTTTTAATGACGGTAGCTCAAGTACTTGTATAGCAGCATCATCACCACCAGTACCCATAGATGGATCAAGTGCAACACAATAGGATCGCCCATCACGTATCTTATCATACCAGCGTACTTGCCCTGTCTTATGAATCTCATTTTGTGTTTCAAATCCCAACTGAGATAGTGCCATAGAACTAATCAACGTTTCGTTGAATGAAATGAACTGGCACTCATGCTCTCGCTTAAACTGATCTTCACCAACCTTAGCTTGCTCTAGTCGCGCCCATTCATCATCACGATCAGGATGTGCTTCCCATGTTGCAAAGTATCCTTTAAATCCATTTGTTCCAACTTCTGACTTGTTGCCCCACTCATCAATGGTACGTTGAGATTCAAACCAAATTTGAGCGAACTGGTCATCATCAACGTTTGGTGTAGATGTAATAAGACATTTACCACCAGTAGATAGTGTTGGTGATAGAGAAGTCCAGAAATCTCTTGCGACTTGCGGTGGTACGAAAGCAAACTCATCAAGATATACAAGAGATAGCGCAAGACCACGACCAGTAGTTGGTGTTGTTGCTTGCGAAAGTATACGTGAGCCATTATCGAATGTTAGTCTAGTTTTGTTGTACTCTGCTGCACCTGCACGAATATGGTTTGGCAATTCTTCATAGCAATAGCGAATTTTCTGCATGATTTCATCAGCACCTTCTCGCTTATGTGCTGCGATAAGGATAGTAGAATCTGGTTTGAACATAGCAAACCAAAGTAGATAGCCTGCCGCAAGTGTTGTCTTGCCTAGCTGGCGACCAATCATAGCAATAGAATAGCGATGCTCATTATATACAGCACAGAGATCCCGCTGAAAATCATACGGGGTAAATTTAACCTTACCTTGAATTGGATGCTGCACATACATGAAATTTTCCATGAAGTACATTGGTCCTGTGATTGGATCAATACAGTTTTTAAGTTCGTCTGCCATTTCTGGCGTAAAGCGAACTTTAGCATGTGCTTTTTTGATTAATTCGTTATCTAATTGTGCCATATGAGTATTTAGCAGACAAAAATGGGGCCGAAGCCCCATTTTTATGCATTTCCTTATGAATTAAGACTTGCGAAACCTGCGATATGATTGCTTCATGCTTTCATAGACTGCATCAGTCTCTTTACTACGCATACGATTCTTCATAGCGTTGTCGCCGTAGCCACTTGCTGTTGGGCCTAGATCGTCAGATGGTGATTGATGCGATCCCTTTGGAAAGAAATCTTCTCCATCAGCATACTTCTTGTCATTGTAACCATTCTGTAAATCTTCTTCAACTTCAGCTTCACGATTTGATGGGTGACCTGGGTTTCCACGACTAGTATAATTATAGTCGATGCCTTTTTCAAAGCCTTGTCTACGTAGCATGTTTTCGATTTTCTTTGAGTACTCTTCAGGAATACCAACTTCATTATGCATGCCGAAGATAACTCGATCACCAATTTCATCTGCTACTGCATAATATGCTTGCTCATCAACAAAGTCAATGAAGTCATACCCTGCGCCATTTGATTCATTCATTTCTGTTGATTCAATGATTGTGCCTTCGCCGTCACACTTGTAACATACTTCATCTTTTTCGTAGTTTGAACCACGACCTTGACAAGCAGGACAAGTCATTTCTTCTGGTTCTGGTCTTGGAACTGGATTTACCCATCCCTCTGGTGGTGGATTTTTCTTGGATAGATTTGTAACAATCTTATTCCAGTTTCTAGCAAACGCACTAGATCCCGCTGTTGGGGATATTTGGCTTTTACGCCAGTAATAGTAGTCCATCAAGTCTTCTGGATCATTTTCCCACCAAACTTCTTGTGGCTTAATGTTACCAAAGAAGCCTTTAGTCTTAGATTCTTCGTTGACTTGCGCTAGGCCTGCTGCTTTACGCAATTCGTTCATTTCAATTGTTTCGTAGTACTGGCTATCGCCATAATACTCGCCACCAAAATCAGATAGGTCTTCACCAGAATCATAATCTTCATCACCAACATCAACCATTGCATCATCATCGTGTGCAAATTCATCATCGCCTGGGCCTTCTTCTATGTAAGTAACGCCTGCTGCATTCATAAATAATTCCTTGTTAAAGCGTGGATTTGATGCTGCGAATTTTGCAGCATATTCTTCTGCTTGTTGTTGGCGAATAAATGGGTCGCCGATGTTCTGAAGTGTATCTGCTACCATACGAAAATCTTGGCGCGTGTACGTTGCTTCATCAATTGGGTAATCATCACTAAATGGTTCGCTGTCTGACATATCACGATCAAATGCTTGTAGATTAGTTTCATCATAATCATCTGGATAATCGCCTTCACCTGTATCATATGTGTCTTCAACATCTTGTGGTGGTGCTAGAAAATCTTCTTCTACTTCGCCTTCGAAAATTTCACCTTCGCCATTACAGCGGTCGCAATCCCACAGTCCTTGTTCATCGCCACCAGCATGTACTTGGCCGCTGCCTTCGCAATCGGGACACATATTTGTTGCTGGTTCGAATTCTTCATCATATTCGCGTACCATTTCAACATTTTCATCTGCATGAGTAAATGGACTGCATTCGCCGTCATCATTCTTCTCTGCATCGTCAGATTTGTCACAATCTTCTACGATTGGGAGTCCTGCTGCTTTACGCAATTCGTTTAGTTCATCTGTCATATTCGTTTCCTTAAGTGAGCTTCTACGAAACTCCTCCACGTACTTATCAAATTCTTCAGGGCTTATCTCCTGATATGGTGAGTGATCTATTGTGAATCGTTCACCATCTGGCGTAATTAAGTAATGCCAAATTTTACTGTTGTTACCATCGAATTCAATTTCTTCATCTCGTTCGTAACGGTAACCACTTTCTTCTAATTCTTCTTCACCATCTTCAGGTGAGTTATCAGCAGAACCAACTAGCTTCTGCTTTTTGCCTTTCTTGTACAAGTAATCATCTGGCTTACTTGCCATTGTTGCATAAGGCGCACTCTTATCAGAGTAAGGCTTATTTTTGCGGCCCATCTGTAGTGTCTCCACCCATTACTGACCATCCACCCTGTTCGCCAACATCTGGTGTAGCAACACTTGTATTGTCTACTGCTGTTTTTGACATGAGAGGATTTTCAACTTCAACTACTGGACGCTCTTTCTTTGCATCGTTATATTCTTTACCGTACGCTGGCTTTTCGTCTGCTGGATATTCGTTACCTAGTGCAGTTTCATATGCGTCATCTTTGCCTGCTGTGATTGCCATTTTTTCAATGTTGTATGCATCACGCGGATCATATGAGTTATATACAGCAATTTCTTGTTGGCTGATTGCTACTTTATCAGAGATGAATACTCGTAGCTCGTCAACTGTTACTGGATAGCCAAGTACAATTTCTGCTGTAAATACCTTAGCATTACGTACATTTGGAAAGTCAAGTGGTGACTGCTGAATTGGAGATTCAGTAAATTTACCAATTGAATGAAGGTCAAATTTAGCCAGTGCATTTTCCAATGCGTCTTTCTGGTCTGCGCCCAACTCATTTACAGCAAACTTAATGCGATAAGTATACTCTTTCGCGGATTCTACCAAGTAATAGTCTTTATATGCGTTTGTCATTCGGAAAAATTCCTCTGTTCATTTTGTAGTATTTATCAAATACTAGAAATAAAAGAGCCTTATTCTTCCTTCGTGATGTGCAAGTGTCTTAATAGTTCGTTGCGGTCAAATTCCACGCCATCTTCGCTTATTGGGTCATTCATGTTAGCACCCGCCAGACGATCCATGCGCATTTTCTTCAACTGTAGGTCGATTGTTTTGAGTTTTCGATTGATTTTAGCTTCTTTGGCATCCAAGGAAGTCTTTAGCATAGACGCAGCCACTTCCATCATGCGACCACTATGCGCATCCGACATATTCATGGCTAAGTCTTTTAGTTCTGCGTATGCTTCAAGCGCCTCTTTGGCAATGTCATCCATCTCACTATCATTGTTATCAAGATCATCTACTCTCGTTAGGGCATGGTCTATCTTTTCAGCAACAGTCAGTGCTTTGATAATCTGTGTAGTCTCGTCTTCTGTGCTGACCTCAACTACAGGGTTAACTTCAATTTCTTTTACTTCTACCTTTAGCACTTCTTTGATTGGTGGCAGATTGAATGTTTCTTCTAAACTCTTAGTCATGCGTTGATCTCCATTATACGTGTATTTATCACTTAATGGAATGCATTATATCAGTTTTGATTATTTCTTCTTTTTCTTGCCGAATAATTGATTTTCATTGATAACGCGAAACTTCAATCCATGCTTCTTGCAAAAGTTTGCAGCCGCCTGCCATTTCGCCATGTTCACTGCATATCTTAGTTTATCGCCTTTTGTTTTGGCTTCACTAAGCGATGATTCTTTTGCTGGTTTTACTTCAATGAGTTCTTGGTGCTTATTTCCATGCTTATCTACGTAAACCAGTAACATATCAGGAATGTATACTGATGATTTTCTGGTTAATGGATTTATGTATGGAATTTTTATAGGTTCAGCAACCCAACTAACGACATTTGGGTGGTTATCAGCCAAACGAAAAAGTGTGAGTTCCCAACTACTTCGGTATCGCGGGAGATTTGGGCCCGCATACTTGTCTGGATTGTTTGGAGTGTAAGTATCGCTTGCGTACTTCTTTCGTCTAGCCATTATGCTAATAGATAACGTGACCTTACGCTAGTTCTATTATCTACTCCCTTTGATGCTGCAAGCTGACTTGTCCCATCTCGCAGTTGATTGATGAATTTGTATGTGTTTGCTTCAAGTAGTGATAGTGTTGCTGTGTTTGATCCTTCCAGCAAAGACATAACGCTAACTCCTTGCGCTCTAGCAGCATCTACCATGACAACTGCCATTGTTTTTGCAGCAAGTGGTTCTGCGCCACGTTGCTGTAGATAACCTTGTGCAGCATCGAACTCTGCGATATTAATTGAGGCAGATACCAAGTTAGTATCGAATGTTCGCTGTACATCAGCGGGGCGTACTATTTCACTTCCTTGTCCATCTTTTACTACATTTACTAGTTTGCCATTGTTCTGTCTTGCAGCAACATCAGCACCCAAGTATCTAACGAGGTTTGTTGAGATTCTATTTGCAGCCATTATCCACCGCCTGTTATGCCTGTTACAACTGAGTTTAAGCCTGCCGTTGCAACGGCACCCACGCCTGAAGCAAATCTATTTTTTGTTCTATTCACAGCACCGCGTCCAATGTTATTTGCTGTTGTTTTAAGTAAGTTAATTGGATCAGGATTGAAGCTTACTGTGCCACCAAAAATACTGGTTGCCGCTACTGATCCAATTGCGCCTGGGATTGATGCGAAAATATCACTGACACCACCAGTTAATCTTTGTAGGTTCTGTTGTCCAACAACTGAGCTAACAGTTTGGCCGAAACGAGATGATAACCAGTTTCCACTTGCCATTCCCATTGAATCTACAACAGCGCCTGGCCCGCATGTTGTTACATTTGGAAATTGTGCAAGCGCAGCGTTTGTTAAGTTTCGTCCAGAAATTGGTGAACGTATTGTAATAAGATTTGAGAGTTCATGGAAATCTCCATATCTAAATCGTTCTAGTTCATTCTGGTCAAGTTGCTCATTGATGTTTGCATAAATTACGCCTTCATGCTCGAATTCAAATCGCATTTCAACTAAGCCACTACTATCTTCATAGTCTAATGTATCATGTTGAAATGTAGAAACACGAGGGTGTATAATGCGTGTGCGAGAAAACTTACCACCATGAACTTGAAATACATCCATGCTCTCTATTAAATATTTGGAGTTGCCTACTCGCTTCAGATTGTAACCATAATTATCAGCAAAAGCCTCTGTGATCGTATCATCTAAGTACTGATCTCTGCGATGTTCTGGTGCTGCTGTTCCATTGAATGCATTAAGAAATGTTTCTAGAAATGTTCCAAGTATTGTGTTACCTGCGCCAGTGCTTTGTCCCAAGTCTAGCTTCTCATTTGCAACGCCGTCTTTGAAGTAGTATTCATAGTACATTTCCCACAGGCGCAACATTCGACCTTCCACAGAGTCGTGGAAAGTCATGGCTATGGGTGTATAATTAATGCGCTTTTGTGAAATGCGCTTCTTGTTGTACTGGTTTAAAATTTCAGTATCAATCGTCATCGAAGGCATCGTTACGCTTTTTACCATCTGAGTAACAATGTCTTGGTCTACATTATTCAAGAACGCTTGTACGAAATTTCTTACAGCAGGGTCTGCTTCATTGAAATTGAATTTTACAAAAAACTCAAACTTGTGTCGAGGCGTTCCATTAACAAGATTCGTTTTATTGAACCCATAAGCATTGGCGGCATGTCGAGAATCGCGCATATGCACGTTTTGGTCGAATATGCCGCCAAAAATTCCTTCGAAACTCTTAGCCAAGTTAGTGTCCTACTAGTTAGCCAACGCTCGTGCCGCCCGTAAACCCATCAAGAATGTTAGGGAACGGATCGCCACCAACTGTTGTGCCGTCGTTATCGTTTGGTCCGCTTAGAAGTGTGGCATTGTCATAACGTACTGTCATTTGAATACGCATGAACTCACCGCCGCTTTCATAGTTAAATTCGTTGTTTACAACGTTTGTTAAGAAACAACCATCTAGCTGCCAACTCTCAAGTTCTTCTGCATTCGTTCCATCAAGTGTTTGAATTTGCATACTGAACTTATAGTTTGTTCCTGCAACTGGGCCGATTTGCTCAAAGTGGTTTAGCTGGCGCTGAACCTGTGAACTAACGGCGGAAGTTACAGCATTTGTAATGTCATCCCTTACTGTAACGTCGATTGGTTGCCACTCATGCTTGCCCATTGCGTATGCAATAGAGTTATATGAGTGTACTGGAACCTCAGTATACGTAATGTTAGGGCGTGTAACAGATACAACGTTTGCTGTTAGTTCGCGTAGATTGTCGTTGGTTCCAAAGTTGCTAAACAGAATACGAAAGCGATAGGATAGCTTTGGTTGAAGCATACCCAGCTTGTTGCCGTCTAATGGAATACCAAATTTACTTAAATCTGCCATTTATAATGTTCTCCTGTGAACAGTTCTAATACACACTTATTTATCAAATTTCGAAAATAATTTTCCTGACCCTAAAAAAATACCCCGACGAGCGGGGTATTTTCTTGTTTGTGGGTCCTTCTTATAAGTTCAAATCGTCGCCTGTGTTCTGGATACGAATTGGGATAAAGATGAACTCTACAGACTTGATTGGCTGGATAGCAATATCAATCCATAGTTCGTTAGCGTCGATGCGAGCAGGAGTGTTATTGCTCTCGTCCACAACTACTAGGAAGTCATTCAAGCCACGTAGCGTTACTAGCTCTGCTAGGAATGCGTCAAACGCATCTTTCACAGCGCCGCGTGTTACTGTGTCGTTAGGCTCAAACAAGAATGGCTGTGCCAACTGGTCTGCTTGATAACGAACATAGTTCACGAGGCGAGCAACATTAATACGATCTAGAGCAGACGAAGTAGCCTGTCTTGTCTTCTGACCAAATGCAACCAGTCCTCTGTTTGGAATGTTTGCAATTGGATTAACGTTGTTCTGCTGTAGAACATCACGTTGTCCTTGTGTTAGTGATACTGGAACAAACTCATCGTTTGAATCCAAGTAGCCAACTGCTGATGCATTAGTTACTGTGCCGCGTGTGAAGCCTGCTGGTGCGTACCAAGGGTAAGCAACGTTGTCATTCTGCGCCATCACACGAAGCATCATGTGACTTGATGGAACAACTACTTCACTACCATCTGTATTAGTAGATAGACCAGATGGGTAGTAAACACCCAAGTAGCTATCTGCTGTTACTAGACCATCTTCGCCGTTGCCTGCTGCGTTAGCAGAGTTAGAAGCCCATGCTTGCAAAGCAGTTGTACTGTTTGACAAGTTGAATGGGGAATCACCAAGAACAAAAGCTTGCTCTTTACGGTCAACGTTTAGTGCAACCATTTCATCAATAAGTTCTTCGTAGCCAGGAACAGCAATTAGATTGAAGAAAATTGTATCGTCACGAATTTCTTCATTACCAACTAGTACCGCAGCAAGTGCTTGTGTAACTACTGCTTTCTGCGCACGTTGTCCTGTAATCAAGCTACCATCTTGGTTGTTGCCACTTGAGCTAACCCAACGATCAACCAGTACGGTTGGCGCTGACGTTAGTGCTGTTGCATTTTCTGTCCAAATCTTAACATTGCGTCCACTGTAGCGTGTATTAAATAGCAATGTGCCACCTGGATATAAACGCGGATCTGGAGCGTCAAGGTCAAGATCCGCGTTACTCTGTGCGGAATTCACTCGCGCATCAGCAAATACAATACCTGCTGATGTTGTTTGGTCAGTATTATCTACTAGTACCCATGCATCTACAGCAACATTATTACGATAGATAACTGGATAATCGTTAACTTGGTCGGTTTCAACCCAAACACTGTCTATGGTCACAGTCGGCTCGTCGGACTGGACATAAATTGTGCCAGCAACTTCATTCCATACAGCATTGCCACCGTTAACTAGAATGTCAACAATGAAGCTTGGATCATACCAATATGTGCCTGCTACTGTAGTACCAGTTGGTGCTGTGCTTTGTACGTTATATGTATCTACTAAATTATCAGTTATAGCTTCTGCTATAGTTCTGAAGTTAGATGTCGTGCCGTTAATAATATACAGTTCACCTATAACAGATGTACTAGCGGCTGTAATAACAATGTCACGACCATCTGTTGCAGTTAATATTACTTGATCTGTTGCACTTTTAGTAGCAACTACTGAATTGCTTGTTAATGCTGGATCAAGGTTGAGTGCGATAATAACTTCGTCAATGCCCGTCATAACTGCTGTTACTGCTGTGCCAAATGTAGTTGTTGCTGTGCCATTAAGTGTAAACACAGTTGTCGTATCATCAGTGATTACGCCTGCAACTGCTGTTGAACCTGTGAATACTGTTGTTGCTGCGCCGTTGTGCATTTGTAATGAAATATCTGCCTCAGAAAGTATCTGTGGACTTAGTGGCCTATTCGTTGAAGGGCCACCTGGAACAGTCGTATCGTATGAATCTTGACTATCAATAAATCCAACTATTGTACCAGCAGCAATATTATTTGAAGAAACCCCTGTTAGTGCATAGTAACCTGCATGAGTATCTTCAATAGATGATACAGTGTCAGTAACAGATTGTCCTAAACTAGAGTCATAATGACTTATTGAGAGGTCTAGACCACCGTTTGGCGTAGATGTCTTCAACCACAAGTCACCTGTGGCTAGTGCAGTTGAATCGTCAGACTGTTTATCAGGTTCGCCTGCATGAGGAGCCCACTGAAAGTCAGTTCCACCACCTGCTGCTCGATGTGCTGGGTTACCTATTATCAACCAGGCGCCAGCCACACGTTCGAAATAAACAATTGTGCCGTCGCTTCTGTAGTTGACAACTCGGTTGCCGTTTTGATATCCGCTTGATGGTTCAGCATTACCATTGGTAATGGTTTCGGTGTCAACCACTATTAGATTAGTTAGCGCCTCCCATGCGCCTGCGCTGCTCCATGAAAATAGACCATTAATGGTACTAGTAGCTGTTGTATCTAACCAGTATGTATTGTCTGGTGCTGCTCCTGCTGGTGCTACGGACGTTGGATCAAGTTCGTCTAGATCAACGTCTGCGCGAACAACATATGCACGATTAGCTGCGCCAAGAAAAGAATATGAAGCCAAAAGACCATATTCGTTTAGTGGGAAGCCATTTTGTGCTGTTCCACCAACTTCGTTGAAGTTTGGATCACCAAATGTCTGTAGTAGTTCACGCTGACTAGCGATTAGAAATAAGCTGTCTGCGTTCGCGGCAGTTGTTCCTGCTGCGATACCTGTTCCATCAGGTGTAAGTTTGTCTTGCTTTGTAGCAATAAGGATTAGGGGTACAGTACCTGGTCCCGCAGAACTGAAAAAGCTCTCATCGGTTACAGTGACTTGAACGCCAGGTGATACTAGGGCCATGTTATGTTCTCCTTGATAAATAAATATGTATAAATAGCGAAATATGGGCGACTTTGAGAAAGAAAAAAGAACACTTAATGACCTTTCTGGCATTTCTTTGCCTGCATTAGATGTTGTTGTACAAAAGAAGCGTAAATCCCGCACAAAAGAACACAACGAAGCAATTAGTAAAGCCAAGAAAGATTATTATGCGTCAGAGAAAGGCCAAGCAGAAAGAAAGGCACGGTCTGAAAGAACTAAAGCGTATTGGGCTAGTCCAGAAGGGCAAGCTAAGAAAAAAAGATTAAGTGAAAAGTATAAAGGTAAGAATTTTAAAACTTATAACGATTAGCAAGTAGTTGAACCATTCCATACAAATCTTCAAGTGTACCATTATTGTACATTAATTCATCTGGTGTCTCTGCTGACCATGCCCATTCACTTGCATGAATTTGGTGTAATTTTTCCATAGCAATAATCGCAGCTTCGTCGCCCGCTGCTGCCATTTTTGCCCAGCCCCACCATTCGGGTTCTTCACCACGATCAACTTGAATTATTCTCCCACCTAATTCGCGTATTGCTTGGACTTCGTTTGGAAATCGACAATCACTGATTACAACGTTTTCTGTGTCTTTATAACGTGCCATGACGCTTAACATCCAAATATCCGTATGAAAGTTGTCGCGAAATACGTCGGTGCCTATTAGTTGAAGTGCTAGGCGGGGAGTGAAGTCTTTTATACCAAGTTTCTCAGACCACCAATGGTCAATTTGCTCTCTGGAATCGCGACTCTCAATTGTATCGCCAGTAAGCATAGCACGATCCCAATTGAATAAATGTGCTGTGATGTCTTTGAGTGTAGCTGCGTAGCTGTCTTGTCGAAAGCCGTACTTATCTACGAGTTCGTCTGCTACCGCACCCTTTCCAGAGTTCATGCGGCCGAGTAGTCCAATTATCATTGAGTTATCCTTATAATTATGCTCTAATTATATCAAGGATAGAGAAATTTGTCAAGCGGTTATTTGAAATCGTCAAAATTAGGAAGTTTGAATTCACCAGTAACGTCGATGAGGCCTTCTTCGCACTCTGGACACCCTTCACCAAAGCACTTGTCACAAAGATCATATTCGCCAGTTGGAATATCTTCATCTTGTGTTTCATCAACAGCGGAAAGATGGTATGGTGGAAGTTTTAGATCACGCGCTATTTCATCTGCCTCTTCAGGCGAAATTTCACCAGAATCATGCATGAAACTATCCAAGTCACTTTCATCGTAGATGTATCCATCTACTGCTTGCCCAAGCATCAAGTCTAATCGCTTGAGAAGTGCCAAACGTCGCTCTTGCGTATTGTTATCATCCATGATAAACGCAATTATATCATCCTGATTGTCAGACATTAACAAATTGTCAAAGTCCTCTTTTCGTTTCATCGCTGGATGGCGCACGACATTTGAAATTTCATTCATCTTCATTCTGTTGCTGGTACTTCCTCTGTTAATGCAGATTCACCCAATCGCACACCACGCAAAAGCAAGACTTTTTCAATTTTTGGCCTGTCTTTTGGTGTATTACCAGACTCGTACATCTTAATCAACTCTGGTGTTGAAACTGTGTGCGCAGATGTGCTGCTCTTCCTGTTTCCAAGCTTGTACTTGTATGTACGTACTTCTGCTTTCTTACCGCGATCTGCTCTAAATTTTGCTTTTGGCATTTTTCTATCCTCAAAAGAATTATTATAGACTATTCTGTACCAAAAGTCAAGCCCGTATTTCCTCTTTTATACGTGATCTGGGCCTGGGCGCGATTTTACAACATCTGCAAACTCGTCACCGTCCACATACCATCCTGGGCGATCTGGCTCATGGCCGTTGTCGCGCAGTAGCTTCATTTGTTTATGCGTTAAATAATACATACGTCCGAAATCTTCAGGATGAATAGTTGCTTGGCTCAATAAGCGCAATGGATTATTCATATTGCTATCATCACCTATGGTTTTCATCATGCGCGCAACTATGTAAATTATGCAGCCTATAAATCCTGCGATAAAAAGAACAAATCCTAGTATTACTAATCCTACGACAGTCAATGCTTCTATCATTATCTATTATCCTTAGTGAGCATACTATCTTTGCCATCACCGCATTTCTCGCTGTGCTTTCCATGACAATCTTCTATATCGCCAACAATTTCTACATCATAGCGATCACGAACTATTTTTAATGCTGCTCGTACATCGTGCCCTTCGCCTGCTTTTCCTTTGTTAGCATCTAAGAACTTTTTCTCAGCTTCTTTAGGATCATGTGCAACAATAACTGGTACGTGAGGCTTGCTTTCACTTATAATTTCGTTAATCTTCATTATCCAATCCTAAATGGCATGCCGTCTCTGCTTGCAACAAAGTTCTGCAATTCAATTTCAAGACGTTCCATATCTGCCAGTCCATCAGCTTTCATCTGCTCACCGTTAAGCAATACAGCGCCGCCTGGGCCTGGAAGTCCACCTGGGAATTTACTACGTGCTTCACCTAGCATCGCTTTTGACTTAGCCAAAGCGTATTCGCGAATCCAGGGGCCAGTATAAATGTCAGTGAGCAAGAATCCTTCTGGTTTCTTCATCCAAGTTTTAGCCATTACATCTTCTTCTGCTGTAGGACGACGAACAAGTTCTAGTTCATGCGAGGATGGCTTCCAAATGAAGTTAATTTCTGAGCCAAATACACGACCAATTGTTTCTTGATACTGCGCAAAGAAGTCCCAAGTGGCTAGACCACCTGTACGACCAGCTTGCAGTAGATAGATGTTTGAGAATGCTGCTTCGAATGGATCGAAGTTAGTACCACCAGTACTGTTAGCTCCTACGCCCCTGCGATACAACTTTTCAACCTCCACAACCTCTTCTGGAAGTGTGTAGATGTTCTGATCTGGTTGCATTGTGAAGAATACATGTGATTCTTCAACACCGCCAGTTGTACGTTGTCGAATTTTTTCAATTGCCAATTTGATTGCGAGGTCGAGGTGCTCGTTATCAAGCTCTACTTCGATCATCTGATCGCCAAGTAATAGCTGAATCTCTTTTTTCAAAGTGTGACGCGGTGTTTCTGTTGCTGACATTCAATAATCCTCTACTATGATGTAGAGTATTTATCAGCTTTTGGTTTATTTGCGCTTTCTTTTCTGGTCGCGCTTTCGATCTTGGCGATTTTCGCGTCGTTCGTTATTGACTACACGGGGTTCGCGTCGTTCGTTATTGACTACACGGGGTTCACGTTGTCTAGGCGGAGTAGTTCTTGGTGGTGTGCGACGAGGTGGAGTGCTTCGTGGCTCGTTTCGTACTTGAGGCTGTACATAGTCGCGTCTATTATTGCGTTGTCTATCATTATCATGTTGTCTTTGATTATTGCGCGGACGAACGGTGTGTTCGCAATACGAAGTATGAACATGCACATGCTGCACAACTACAGGACGAGAAAAATGCCTGTGGCCGCTATAATGTCGCGGAGCATGATAGTAACGATACCCGTGATTACCATACACACGATAACCATTGTAGTAACTGCCACTGTAGTAGCCTAGCGTGTAGCTGATGTGATTAGTTGGTTGAAAATACGGGCCATAGTTGTGACCACTGTGATAATCGACTGCGACAAACTCCATTGACTCGCAACCTGCGAGTGTAAAAAGTGCTGCTAATACTAATAAAATACGCATGATTTTGCTCTCCTTCGTATATATTATTTAGTACTATGATAGCACAATTTCGCTGAACGTCACCTGAATATCGGGGATTTTTGGAAATTAATTTCCTGCTGATGCAGCAACAGCGATTTCGTGCGGGCAATTAGCATTATGTTCATGTTTATGAATCGTTGCGCCGAATTTGCCGCTCACCATGAAACCTACATAATCGTAGTCATCATTGTAGCCAAACGTCTGTTTAGAGTTTGGTGTTTCATGTATTTGCAGTGTGTATTTCTTCTCTCTGATTACTTCACCGAGAGTATCACACCCACTTACTGTAACTAGTGCTATAATTATGAATAGTGTTCTCATAATAGCCTCCTTACAATCTATTTAGTCGTTCGTTTGCCATCTGTGTATAGAAAAATTCTTAATATCTTTCTTCTGTACACGCCCACGCTCCTCAAATTCGATCCAACCGCTCCCTGTGTCCATAAATTTATCGACAAAAGACGTTCCATCTTTCATCTTAATGAAAACACGCTTCCCCTTGTTCGTTGATGAGTGCGTACTCATCCTTTCAGTATCTCGACCATGAGTTCTTTGCGCGTCATTGGCACTACTTCAAGTACTATCGTCGTTATGCCGTAATGCGCTTTCTGTCGCTCATATAAATCTTTATTTATTTTATCAAATTCGTTCTGATTGTGGTCTACAATTGCTTGTGCTTCTGCTTCTGTGTTCCAGTATTTTGCTCTAGCAATATTTGCAGATTGCTCACCACCAATCCATAGATGGATGCCACTGTTTTTGCTATGCGCTCTTACAAGATAGACCATGTTATTCATTAGTGATGACTTGCAATTGTCATGGAGAGTGTGCCGCCACTCGTTAAATTTGCTTCGGGAAAATGTTCTTGTATTATTGGCAGGGCGAACCCACGAAGACCTTGTTTCCACGAAAATGTTTCTTCTTCTCGCCATCCACCAACAACTTCAAGATGGAAATAGAATTTCACTCCGCTTGCAAGCTTGCGCCGAGTTACCTGAAACTTCATTTTATCTTTGTGGTCGGCAAAGATTTCTTTGAGTTTATTAACTTTGGCTACACGATCCTCACCCGTCGTCAGAATCTCTTTCAGGTCTGTTGATTTGTGTTTCATTTTCAATCCTGTATGTGTACGTTAATGTATTGTAATCTTCTTTGATTCGATTAGTATGGAAGAAATAATATGATATGAGGCGACCACTTTCAACTTTGTATGCGCCTTTTGTTGTGATATACAGAGTATTGACACCCTTGTATTTTCGATGTAAAAATTTCAAACTTGCGTAGCCATACTCAACTGCCCATTGCTCTGTTAGTGCGCAGATTGAGTCTTTCTCGTTCATTTGAATATTTTTAATATCACAACATCATTATTTATCCTCCCATTGAGTTTATAGTCAACTGCTTTAATATCACTAAGAAACTTGCGCAACTTCACTTTACCAGACTTCATAAAGTCTTTCAACTGCTGTTCTGGCTTGCGTATTGTTTTCTGAATACTTAGACTAGTGTTAAAGTCTTTGATTGAAGTTCCTTTGACCGTAAGTCCTGCTGCATCCTGTGCAACATACTTGCCAAGCTTACGATATTTCTTGTTGTAAATCCAGATTTCACTGGCACCTATGATTCCTGATGGACTCACACTTGCAATTCCAAGTTCTGGCGCAGAAACACAATACTTCAACTTCGCTATCAACTTTTCAGTAGACGGAGCTTTCTTCTTGCGTGTCTTGCGCTGTGCGTTTGATACAGTCTCAACGACTGCTGCCTCAGCTACGATGTTATTCAAAAGTTTCTGAACACGAACCAGCGCACTCTTGGAAACGTGACTGTATGCTTCTGTGAGTTCTTTGTCTTTGTCTGAAAGAACGTCTTTGATTTGAAGCAACTCTGGCTCATAGAATTTCTTGATCCATCGTGCCTGACCAGCCTTAAATCCTGCTGCCTGCATTGTCTTGGTAGGGTTCATTGTTACTTTTGAGACTGTCTTGACTCTACCATACATCAAATCATCAACCCATTGATCGAATACTGCGCCGAGTGTCTCTGCTTGGATGCGCATACGATCTTGTACTGTAAGCACAGGGCCAGTGTTAGTAGTCTTTGCTTTCTCTGCTGCTTCGATCTTGCGTTCAGATTTCAGTGCCACAGCTTTCACTAGCAATTCATCAATCTTGTTCTTGAAACTAGCTTCCATATCCTCTGGAAGTTCCCCGCCTTCGACAATAATAGTTGCATACTTGCCAGAAAACGCTAATTCAGCATCACTGAGTACGCTCAGGAGCTTGTAATCCAACTTTTCATTCTTAGCATATTTGAGACAGTTCGCTTTCAACTGCTTATCTGTCATATCGTATTGTGCATAGTGCAATGCGCCCCAAACCAAGTGTCCATGTTTCTTGTGGGTACGTTTCATCAGGTCGAATTTCGGCCTGTCCATGATATATTTTGATTTCTTAGCCACTTCCTGTTTTCCTTATGGTTACGAACTATTTAGTATAGCATAATTGAGTTAAGATTGCAACTGGCCTGCGATTATTGCTGCAAGTTCATCAACTGTACTGTCTTTTACGATCTTTTTACGTTCTGCTGCTGCTTCAGCAAAATGCTCAAACAGCTTTATCATGCCCCACTTGGCAACAGTTCCATCAGCGTAAAAATTTATGCATTCTCTTACGCGCCAAGCTGGAACATCACCATATTCTAATTCATAACGCTCTTGAACAGGTGCCCAATCATTTATGAGGATCGTCGCAATCTTCTGCGGTGTGACATCTGTTGAATAGACTTTATCTATGTGGTCACGCTGCTCTTTGGTCATAAAAATCTGTTGTAAATCGTCATTATTGAGTTCGCCAGCTTCAACAGCCAGCGCGATCTTGCAAAGGTCTAATTGTGGTTTGTCTTGATCCATTACAAGTCTCTGTGTTTAACGTCACGACCACCAGGGATCATTGAGTTTTTACGATTAGCGCGAAGATGCATGTACAGCTTTTTCTTCGCTTGATCTACTGACCCCTGTATTGCGACAACTCTGTATGCAAATGCAACTACATCGTCGCGTGAATTTTTAGCAACAACTTTATCGCGTACTGTGCGGGCAGCATCAAGTTCTTGCTTGAGTTTGGTTGCTTCCTCGTCCCGAATAATCATTCGACCATGCTCTACTGGTGCAGCATCAATGATTTCGAATGCTTTTTCAAGCGGAAGACTTTCAAAGATTGCGCGTTGCAATCTATCTATTTCAATAACCTTTTCCTGAACACTTGAACATGCTGAATCATAGAGAGATTTGTAATTCTGTCCCTCGACTTCATCAAGAATTTTCTCACAACGATCTTTCGCAGTTTTTAATTCTGGAAGATGTTCGAATTCCACACAAGTCGCATAACTTTCACGCACATCGGCCAGATCAAAGTTCAGACCTGACGCACCGTGTATAAGTCGATGTTCTTTCGGAGTTGCCATTACTCGTCTACGAGACTCAAATCGTCGGCAGTGATGTTTGATTCTTCTGCCAATTCCTCAAGTGTGACAAATGCTGCTGCCTCAGTGTCAAGCAAGGGGACAGACATGGTGATTTCAACGCCAGTCTTAATGTCCAGCGTATCTTCTTCCTGATACGCATACTCGCGTTCTGAAATGACACAGCCCTGTGCAGTTACGCCAGTGATGACCTGAAATGTCTCAGTGTCACCATCTTCTGCGTAGTCGTGGATTTTTACATTCTTCATGTTACGTGCCTCTATTTGATATGTGTGCTTAACACAATATCTCTGAAATTGTAGTAAAACTCACCAAATGCTTTCGTTTCACTATCGAATTCTGCGTTTCTGTGACGGAGCAGATAGATCATAATAGCTATGATTAAAAGTTGCTCTCGCAATACTGGCGGAACTTTCAAGATTAGTTCTCTCAGTTCAGCTACGTTGTCACGACCACCAATGTCGCCATTCATCAACTCAGTCATTTGTTCCAACTCAGCCAACTGCTCAGTAGTCAAGTCCTCGCGCTTCAATTGCTCGTTCTCAACAATATCTCTGTCATCGCCCTTGGGGCCTGTGGTCTTTTGACCAACAATAACTTTCTTGTATGATCTGAAAGATGGAATCTTCGTGCGATCCATCATGTAACGCAAGAGTTTGTTATTGCGTTTAGTTTTGTCATAGATGCCAGCATTGTCATAGACTTCGAAGGCATCAAGTATTTCTTGTGATTTGATATTAATAGTCATGTGGGTGACTCGCTTTATGAATTGGTAAGGTTAGAAGGAAGTTGGCTCACGCAAAACTTGTAACGCCGACCCTGAGCATTCATTGCTTGGATCGGATACTTTTTAGCGCGAGTGTTGATGCCACAAATGGTGTACGCCGTACGACCAACTGTAAACGGTTTTCCAAACGAAGTCTTTTTAACGCCAACCAACCAAGCTTTCGATTCGAAATTCTGCTTGTCGATGTTGACAGCATTTCCGCTGTTGTCGGACGCAGAAAAACACTCAAGCTTGCCACGAAAATCGTTATCAGTGTAACGAATATTTCCAAGCTTGAACGAAACGCCATGCTTCTTTTCAACTACTGCAAGTGCAGCGTCGATGTCAGCGCGGATGGTTTTCAGATTTGATTTATTGAACATCATGTGGGTTTGCTCCAGGTAAATTACGACGGATCGACAGTCAGAATATTCCGACCATCGACAACTTTAGAATTGACGCGAGTAACACGCGACAAAATCTTGTCGCCCTTAATCGCTGAAATGAGTGCAAGCATTTTCTCAACGTCTGCGAACGCAAACGTGAATGTCTTGGTTTCTTGGTCTACGCCAAGCAGTTCGCCACCATCTGCTACGATCTGGTCACGAACGATGTTGATTTGTGCTTCTGATAAAATTGCCATTTATTGTTTCCGTTTTCTCAGTGTATAATATAATTATACGGGAAAAACAGGGAAATGTCAAGCTTTTGAGCAACCTAAATTCCTAAGGAATTCATGGGTTTACAAGTTTTTTCACCCTTTATTGGAACGGGGCTTGGTCATGGTATTATATGCGTATATAACAGAATTTCCTGTATTTGGGGTCGAAAAACCCTAAGGAAATCAAGGGGTTGCGAGGGGGCAAAATAAAATACGCCCTTTAGCTATTGACCGTGGCCCGTTGCTTTCGCCAGAAGCCCTCGAGTCCCATGCCATGCGCATTGATTGGAATTCCCTTCAGTTTCGGGAAATTCTCAGATTCACGCATGTAGCCCTCGATCACGAAATACTCGTCGCTGATCGTTCCGTCTGTGAAGTAGTTTACGCTGTCAATGTCAGTTTTGACTGTCTGCCAGAAGCATACGTCTTTTCCAGCTATACTATAAATTGGTGCAGCGTAGAATTCTCCCACTTGTGTATGCTCTTTGACAACATCGACTAACAGGCGATCAAAACATAGTGCATCTTCGATCAAAAAGTCTTCGCGGCTGTCTGTGCAAATTCTACGTATTTGAACATACTGCACAGAGGGGAAATTACCCAACCATTCGAGCATTTCGGGTATCTCTGCTACGTTGTATTTGCTTGCAACGATAGACACACGACAATGATCCACTTCAGTTAAGATTTTCTCCCAATCTGGCATTGGTGACTTGCCCATCATCAATTGTTGGGTATCAAAGTCTCGCGTATGGATTGAGAACCCAGGATTGGCAATGCACTTGGCTATCGCATCCATTTTCTTAGGTGCGAGGAATCCATTGGTACGTAATCCCATTTTAAAACCTTGCCCTTGAACGTAATCTAGAATCTCACCCAAATACCGATACATTAATGCATCTGTGTTTTGTCCAGTGAGATAGATATTTGGAATGTTGCGCTGTTTGCAAGTGTCGAGAAATTCATCAAACTTTTTCCACGTACTAAAGTGGTCGCGCATTTGATTTTGGTTTGAAAAGATTGGATCAATGTCTTTGCCAAGACAAAAGTAACAATCCGCGTTGCACTTTCCGAGAACGTTAATGTTCGCAAAACTTGGTGCAGAACGATCCCAATTCTTTTCAAATTCGGGGCGAAGCAGTTCATTACGCCATTGCTTAGTCACTTCTACTCTCCATTCCTTCTAGCTTAATTTTCTCTTGTTCAAGTTTGAATTCAAGGTGGGCAACAACACTATGCTGATAAGACAATGCAGCTTCTCGACTAAGTTTGGCCTCATGTTCTTTTACTGCTGACATATGCTCCGCGCAATAAAAGCGTGGGTCATACATTGGGCCTCTTGTGCAATCAATAAAACTGGTGTCTTCTTCATTACAGTTCGTTGCGTTACAAATCATTTGCTCTTTTGTGAATTGCATTATTCTACCATCCTTACGTGAATCGTGTACATTACGTAACTAAGATCACCACTAGTCCAGTTTCCCCTGCCAGTTGCAGTCCATTTGATGTCTTTCTCATAATCTGCCTCTGCGTATGCGCGGGCATCGTTTGGATCGAGAAACATTTTACGTTCGGTCACGGTAGGACTTGTTCCCATTGCACCCAACGTAGTCATGTCTTCGATGATTAATTCATAAAGTTTCATTTTTTTCTCCAAGTTGACGGGTGACGCACAATGCGCGCCACCCATCTGTTTAGACAGTCTCGACTGCTTCTACTACTTCGATATTAATACGCTCTGCTGGAAGTTTCGCATTTTCACGAACTTCTGCAAATGTCATATCACGAATTAGCTTACCACTGTCGTAGACTGTCTCAAGCATTGGTGTGTAGCCAGCAGACATCATTGCTGCAACTTCTTCTACACGTACAGTCTTGTGGTCTTTGCCGTTGTACATCAGTTCCAAACGACCAGCCATAGACTTCTTGAAGCTTGAGCTAATTGGCTCCCAAGTAGTTGCATCGTAAATGGTAGGATCTTTGTAAATGTCGATCCAAACACCATCTGTGTATCGTGCGCAAGCTTTCATTGCAAACTTCAGTGTGTCTCTGTTGTTCTTCTGTAACAGACCTCCACCCATTCCGAATGCGATGTTGCTGATGCTCCAATTATCCTCAAGAAGCAAGTCAATAATCTGCCTAACATCTTCGATGTCGATGCCGTCGCCCTGGATTACGCGAACTCCGTCAAGAACCTTGTAGCCCTTGCTATTGTACGTGAACCCAAAGACTCTAGACAATCGCTTAACAAATGCTACTGGTGTCAGCACTGGATCGCCACTGTCGGGGCGAATCACCCATGTTGCGCCAGAAGCACGTAGTCGATCTTTGAACATCGGTGCAATTACATCAATGAAATGTTTCGGATCGTAGCTGTCTGCTACAGTAGCGAAAATCGCGCCTGGCTTTGCAAATTTATCGAACATCTGTGCGATAAACTCTGGTTCGCCGTCGCGCCCGAACGCTGTTGTTGTGCTATGCTCTGTAGCAGGAATGCTAAAACCAGCCATTTTCTCATGGTAGCCAATGTTTGCTGCCATGATACCTACAGTCGTGTCACTTCCTAAGAAGTTAACAAGATGTGCTGCGCCATTGAATGCTGCGCTTTCCATGCTTGATACACCGCGAGAACCGAAGTCGTGTAGCTTGAATCCGATTTCTGCATCTGCATCGTCAGCCGATTTCAACAAACCATCATAGATAATCTTTTTGATGTGGTACGATGTGGTAGCGACTGTAGTAGGTGCCCATACTCGCATAATCAGCGTTTCCATGTACGTTGTTAGCGCAATGATTCGCTCATCTGCTACTGCTGACTCAACTGTTGCAAGCAACTGTTTCGTAGGAATCACCATGCCCTCTGGAATTGCGCGAATCTTCAATGGCATGTAGCCATCGTAATCGTCAACTACTGCGCGAAGCGCAACTTCCAGTTCGTCAATCTCAGTGCCGAACAAATGTTCGCGCTGAAAGGCAATAATGTTATCAACTTGCTTGTGCGTCAACTGTCGAAGCAAATGCTCCTTGATAACCAACTGTAAACCGAACCATTGTACTTCATTAAACTGTTCGCTGCCCCTGCTAAAGATGTGACTCATTAACCGTTCAGTTCCCTTTGGGTACTGTGCAGGATGTGAAAATTTGTAGCTGTCTGTGTCGCCAGCCACGCCATATGTATCTCTAATTTCTTGTATAATGCTCATTGTAATCTCCTTACAATTATGCCCGCTCCAATGCAGGACTTAGTGTTTCACGAATGGGCCGCCTTCAGCCAATCCATATTCGTTGAATGTTACATCGTCAAATGCGCCTTCCGTGTGTCCTATCTGTGCTGCTCTGCGCAACACTTCCAAATACGGCTCAGCGTGTTTGACTCCATGTAGTGAGCGATGTATGCGCTCCTCATATGCTACTTTTGCGATAAATTCTAAGTTACTCATTTTCATCTCCTTTATGCTGCTTTGAAGAACTGCGGGTATCGCAATCTTCGTGTGAATATTTCTTTTGTTGCTGCTACTTTCGTGCTAAAAATGTTTTCGTCATTGAAGGTTCGAACAGTTGTCGCGCTGTGACCATCGCTGTAGAATTTGACATAAACACGATGTCCTGAACCCCAACGTGTGTAGAATCCTTGTGCTGTAGATTCATCACCGAGTATACCTTCTGCAATCTTTTGCGTTCTTGTAAGTACAAATACTGTGTCGCCTTTATTCATCTTAGTCCTCGATCTTCGCAACCATCGTTTGGATGATTAGCTTGTGATCTTCAAAAAGAATGCTTCCCATTGCGTCAACTACGTTTAGTGGGAACCAATCAGCAAATTCTGCATCGTCCGAGCCCTTCACTTTGGGAAGTTTAGGCTGTGGTTTAAGATCAATAAGAAATGCGTTTGTAATTGTGCGTCCTCGCAAGCTTCTGTTGGGCGCGTCAAATACTGTCGTGTGCTTGTGCTTGATGCTGCCCTCTAAGACTGCTACGGGAACTTTCACTCTAGTTTCTTCGCGCAGTTCGCGAATGACACATTCATCAAGACGTTCGTTTTGATTGACAAATCCACCAGGCAATGCCCAAAGACCTTTGCCTGGAGCAAAACGTCTTTTGACTAAAAGTACATGACCACTTTGAACAACAACAGCATCAGTCGTTACAAAAGTTGGTGGGTAAGGTGCTGCTGCCCATTCTTCTTTGTAGCGATGAATATATTCTTGTTCTTCTACGAGTAAATCGTATTCAGGGGTCTTTGAAAACTTGTCAAGAAATGCAAGTACTTCTGGCGGAACATCAGGAATGATTTCTTCAAACTCGCCATCGAAATAGTGGTCGCGAATAACTGATGCGTCAAGTATCCTGCTGCCTTTAGAGCGAATGCGATGTCCGATCTCAATGAACTTCCAAGTAGGAAACTGCTCAAGATAAAAACTTGTGTGATCTTTGTCGTGACCGAGAATAGCGACTTTAGCTGATTGCGTGTCAATGCTATTTTCGATTAGATGTTTGTGAACTACAGTCTGAACAGATTGTAGCCATAGTGCGTCAGGGTAATAATCTTCAACGCCAACAGCTTGTACGCGGTCGTCAGGGAAGACATTTTTAATCATTTCAATACGTTCATCTAGGGTGAACGGATTTCTCGGAGTGCGGGGTTGATTTGCTGAACCGACAATGACCAGAACATGGTCAGCGATTTCTAATGCTTTTTCAATATTTGGAATGTGGCCGTTATGTAGCGGCTCAAGTCTGCCAACGAATGTGGCGAGATTATATTCTTTTGTACTCACTTCGATACCCTCCGTATCGTCTTTGTCTAAGATTTTCTTAGACTACAAAGAGTCCACCTCTTTGTTTGTTCACTACTATTTAGCTTATAGTATAACTATACGCTAATTTGCGGGGTTTGTCAAGCTATTTCGTCACTTTATTTCCTGTTTTTTGTAAAATCAATCACTTACATTGCAGCCCGCCCTGCAGTCAAATACGAACTTCGTTAAGTTTTTCTCTGCGTTGATTCGATTGCTTGACGCATAGTTTCATTATCGGCTTTGCCATTAAGTTTCAGCAATACCCAATCATCCCAACCACTAGACTGATATTCTACTTCTGAATAATCTGTAAACCTTTGTCCGTTTGCTGTTACCATCTTATGATTGTAGTTTGAAACAACATAATATACTTCTGAATCTTCATCTGCTTTAGGATAGCCAGCATCTTCAACGTGCATCCATACTCCATCCTTGCACATAGTATGTGTACCTGTAACAATCACACCATCGACATCATACCAAGTTTCTAACGAAGCATCGCCAATTTGTTGCTGATAAACTCGGCCGCCTTCTTCCATTATATCACCAGGTACAATATCTTGAACTTCCTTGAGCAATCCGTCTGCCATGCGCATTAGCGTTCCATACACGAAGCATCCGCCGCCTGGTCCGCCACCGCCACCGCCTGGCGTTGCGCGGATTACTTGTATAGTCCAAGTTGCTGTGTCTATCACAGCGCCAGATCCTTGTCGTATTGAAACTGTGAAGGTCGCGGTTGCATTCTGCACAGTTTCGGGGGTAAGTGCAAAGCCCCAAGAAGTACTCACGGGTGACCAAACCCCTGCAAGAGGGCCATATGCGGCTCCGAGACCACCGTCCAAGTCGAAAGGTGCAGAAACTCCGCGCATTAGTTCATATGGTGGACTGCCTGGTGCTTCAAACTTTGGGCTGATCCAATCGTGATGAACGTCTGTGCCGCCGCTTGTGCTGCATGTGACATCACCAAATGATCTACCATTGATGGTGGCACTTGGATTGGATTCGTGGGTGTCGGTGCAGAGTACGTCGAGTATCTCTACAAAAATTGGGATAGACGCAGCATTTACTGTGTCAATATGCATTAGACTCATGTTATGTTCCTGTGAATTTTATAATATTTAGCTCGTTAACAACATCATCAATATCGTTAGCGAATGTGACTACATCGTTACCCGCAAATAGTAGTGCAACAGCATTATCGTTATCATCGACAATGATCGAACCACTATCGCCACCTGCTGAGAATGGGTCTGCAACACCTGATTCAATTGCAGTTTGATTTTCAAAGCGAGCCACGCCAGTACCGTATCCAACGTCTACTGTGACATTTGTTTGTGTTATTGTTCCAGTTGTGTGACCAGTTGTTCGTCCAAGCTTGTGTACGCTTGTTCCAACACCAGCCAATTCATTAATTCCCTTAACACCGTCGTAGTAATCTAGATAATTCAATCCATAACTAACATCTGAGTCAATACGCATAAGCGCACCATCGACCCTATTGCGAATCGTCTGTGCTGTCACATCTTGTGACATTGGTGGCAATGTAGGATTAGGTGGTCGTGGGCGGACTGGTTTTAGTCTTGTTTCTCGACCAAATAGACTTGCAACTGCATTTAATGCTTTAGCAAAGATGTTGGCGATAAAACAATCACTATCATCTTCCTCTACTGGTGGCTCTGGATCGGGAGTTGGTGGCTCAGGATCAGGAGTTGGTTCAGGGTCATCATCGGTGCCAGGATCTGGTGTTGGCACTGTTTGTCCAACAAAAGAAATTGGAACATACGTGTATAGCGTACCAATTCTATCGCCACCACCATCATGTGGCCCTGGTTGAACGATGCTGTCACCAAGTTCAGCTTTATTTTCATCTGCAAAAACATGGTTGTTGCTTAGGAGCATGACCTCGCCGTCAACATAAACAACACCACCAATGGTACCTGCTGTAATATCAGTATGTCCAACAGAAATTCCTGGAACTACTGGACGTTGTTTATCTTGATATGCTGGAAATGCTACTGGACGGGAACCAATCTCAATAATATCTGTTGGAATGCCATCTATATCAGCAGGAATGCGGTCTGCAAGGGACAGTTGAGATTTCTTCTTTTTGATTGAGCAAATGATTGCGCGCTTTCCCGTACGTTTTCCGCCTGAGATTTTTTCGCCTAGACCGACAGCATATACGCCGTCTCTGCTTAGAAGTTGGTCTACATTTTTACGTAATGTTTCGTGATGATTCCTCAAAGTACCTCTCCTCGATGGGTTCAGTACTATTTATCACAAACTATTCGTAATCGTCGTATTCTTCGTAATCGTCTTCGGCGTTCACTAGATCATCGAGTTGATCTTTGAGATAGTCTTCGTAGCGATCATATTTGGTGCGGTCACGGAATGTTTGAGGGCGATGAACCTTGCCAACGTTCTTCGCTACGTAATTTCTACGCTTTGGCGCTTGCGGTCGTCTGTTAGTATTCTTCGCCATCTATCTTGCCCCATTTTAGCTTAAATTTGAATGCGTCTTTCTCATCTTCAAACCAGAACGATTCATCTGCTCTGGCATGAAAACCTGTTGTGTTCTTGTTTACCCAATCAACGATTTTGATATACCCAATACCAAATCCACGATTGAACTTAATTTGAGTCCAAGTCTCAGGATCTACTTCTGAAAACGACTTAGCTCTCCGCTTTTTCGTTTTCATCTTTTTGAGTTTTTCCAGACTTGCTGCTGCTTTGATTCTCATACGTGTATTTACCGTCTCTCCACAAAATTGCTACTGGCTTGCCAGTTTTTCGTGCATATCGTACTGTTGCCCATGTTCCAGATCGCACAACCTCTTCCATTTTTGGACAAGCTATAAGCATATCACATGCATCAACTATATCGTGATTTCTGTCCAGATATTCTTTCATTTCATACTTAACGTCAGTTGGGCAGAATGCGCGCTTGTTTGGCACCTTTGGTGGATGCACATGAATTTCTACATCTGGCCGAAGTTCTTCGACTATTAAATGAAATGCCAAATCGCCGCCGATACAATCGCCGTGATGCGCTTCAACGATTTCCTCAAATTCAGCAAGCACCTCAACTAACAGGTCAAACTGTATAAGTGACAAATCTTCTTGACTTCCTGTGAATCCAACTATCATCAGAGTATTATAGCATGTACTTCACGGATAGTCAAGCAAAAAAGAGGGAGCATTTGCTCCCTCTAGTCTTATTATTATTGTATATTGTTATTGTACGTTTAATTCGTCCAATTTAGCATTTAGTATGTTCAATTCGTCCCTTTCCTGATTTGAAAGGCTGCTGCCCCTAGCTAGTAGTGTGTCGCGTCTAACAATAAGTGGTAATGCTGATGCATCCCTGATTGCTAGATATACTTGATTCAAATCCTTTTGATTTTGTAATTGCATAGCACTAATCAGTGCTGCTGTCTGTTCGTCTATTCTATCGAGGTCTTCATCATTTTGTATTACGTGAAGTCCATACACTTCTTTACTTATGTATGTGCTATCAATGTACCCAAAACCTCCTGCCACTGCACCAAGTATCAACACAATTAATGATGCAATTGCGCCAAGTGATTTGACAGTAAGAGCCGTTCCTGGGGTTTTATTTTCTATTTTATTTTCTTCGTCTACCATAATTTTTTACACCTTAAGTTTTTTTGGTGTTTCTTCAACTTAACGTGCTAGCCTTGAACCTGATGCAATTTTAAATTGCTCAAGTAGTTCGTCTAGTGTTGGATAATCTTCCATTTTTGTTGTATCAAAGCCTAACACATCTAAGTCTGATTTTACACCAGCCATGATTTTCTGTGCTTGCTCATGTGCTTCAACGTTTTCTTGTGGTGCTGTTTCTTCGACTCGTTCCGCCATTCTGTAAAGACTCAAAGAATATATTACATATGAGATAATACGTTCGTTTTCAATATCATCTATATATACGCATTCCCCTGATCCCAAACAATCATCGCCAGTATGATCTGCTGATTGTTCATGTTCAAGTTGTTGTTTCAAATATGCGTTTTCATCTTGTAGTGCATCTCGTTCTACCCGTAAATCAATCATTTGATTTCGTAGTCTACGAACTTCAGCTTCGGGATCAACATTCGATGATGATGATGCTTTCTGCTGTACTTCATATTGGTCAAGTAGTTTGTCGAGGTTAGTCTGTTGTGCTGGCTCATCCTCAGCGAGTGCAGCACAGGGAACCATAATCAATGCTATGAGTATGCTAAGTGTTTTATTCATTTTCTGTTCCTGTTAAAAAGTTTGCCATAATGTTACACAGTTTTAGTTTCGATAGCTGTGCTATCGCGTATCTATTTATCCTGTGCAACCGAGTAATTATATATCTATTTAAGCTGCTGCTCGTCGCAGCCAACCATTTCTGTACTTTGCAAATTTTGGTTTTGCTTCAATCAAGTCCAGATAAAATTGTGCATGTTCTTGTCTAATTTCTGCCATCAACATTTCTGAATCTGTGCAGTTGATTTGTGCAAATGTGTTCTTACCGATCAGTCCATCTACTTTAAGTCTGTTGCCAAGATTATTGAGTGCGCGCTGGCAGATTTTACCAGTTTGGCGCGGCCCCATATTGACTGTCATATCAAACATTCTTGCTGCTACTGTAAAATCAACGATTGTCTCATAATTGTATTTGTCCCAAAAATGAATTCGATATAGTTCACGCGCTTGTTCGACTGTCATGTTCTTAATGTCATCAACATCAATGTCGCCATCTTTATCAATGTCGCCGTCCATAAATCCGTCGCCGTCAGAATCGCCAGCGTCGTTTGTTAAAAATCGAATAGACATGCCCCAATTGGTTGCGCCACCTGGGTCAACTGGATCGTTTACGAATCCGCCTTCGTGTTTTAGTGTGATTAGTATTGCCTTATCGAAGTGACTCTTACGAGGGTCTTCGTTATTGGCTGTAATGACAGAGCCTAAAAATTCTTCCATGCCCATTTGATAAATCTCCTGTTATAGTTATAACAGTATTTATCAGAAAAGCGGAAACTAAGAGTCTTCGTCTAGGAGTGCGTTGAGGTAAGTTACAAGCAAATGTGGATGGATGAACTTTCTTGGATTCCAATGCCACTTTACATTTAGAACACGACGAATCCCCGAGTGCTTATATGGCATGATGTACGGAATGTTTGGTGGTAGCCAACGTACCAAGTCCCATTTTGTGACAATACGATTGTATTCAATGTCGCTAAGATATTCTGCCAACTCGGGGCCAGCAACGCGAGGTGCACCAAACGTGCATAACTCATCAGGCTTATACATTACGCTTAATAGTGTCGATAGTGCGCCACCTAGCGAATGACCAACGAACACTATGCGCTTGCCTTTTGGTACTTGGTTTAAATCAGCTAGAATATTTGGTATTAATTTTTCTATGGATTGTGCAAAGCCCTTATGTACCTTAATATTTCCAAACTGTTGCTTCCAAAAGGTGAATGAACTTTTAAGGTCTTCTTTCTGATCTAGTTGTGTTCCACGAAATGATACAACGGCCATATCGTCAAATTCTGCGAAGAAACCTTGCGTACCTTTGTGATCGTACAGTGATAGATTGACTGCGCCAAATTCTTTTGTTTTGATGCGAATTTTATCGAATGTGAAATATGAAAGTTGTGAAAGGTAAAGAGCAGTTATGTGTTTGTTCTCGACTAACTGTTGTGAAAGAGTACTTTCGTTCACGTTCGCCGTGACTATCTCTTGGATTCTAGAAAAAGAATTTTTCTTATATTCTTCCCACGGGCTCATTACTTATCCTTTAGTCAATGCGTCCCAATCGTAAGTTCCGTCTGCACCAAAAATGGTGTCAGCCCAATTGTATTCTAAGCTTTCCTCTGCCGAGTAATACACTTCCTCTTTTTCTTTCATGGCCTTGCGAAGGAAGTTTTCAATCTTCTTGTCAGTCCATCCTTCGAATTTCTTAGAGTCGCGCAATCGTTCTAGATAAATGTCATACATAATACGATTAACTTTTTGAAATTCTTCCCATTCTGTTTCCACTTGTGTACCAGTACCAGATAAACAATCAGTACCAGTGTGAATCATAAACGTAGAGTATGGCATCATTGCGCGATAATCTGCTGCGCAAAGAATGATCGAACTCATACTTCGTGCGCTTGCGTAATTCAGAATCGTAATGTGATTTCTGCAAGCCTTGATAGCTTGGTATATTGCGAGTCCTTCACCCCAATCACCACCACAACTTTTCAAGTGGATCAAGATTGGATCACTTGTCATATTCGATAGCAGTCTCAGATTCTTGATGAACTGATTTGCCATCATAAACTCGACACCTGGTTCTACCATTTCTTCCTCAGCGCCATAACCATATTCTTCTCTTGGAAACAAAAAAATCTCTCTGTGTTCAACGTCTAGTCCATAGTCGTTCACATGAGAGATTACTCCATCTTCAATTATACTTTTTCGCTTTTTGCTGTGTGTATATGCCATTGTGTCCTTTATGTGTCTTTGGATTCCCACATCCAAAGTCCCCTTCCTGACTACCTAAGTATTTATCATACCTGAGCATCCACCGTTGTTCAAACATTATCTTATGGATGATAATGCGCCAAACGTTCACAAAAACCAAGAGTATACATTACGCATCGACTCCACGATCTTCGGTCAGGGTCGCAACCAGTTTCCATCGAACTACACAATCAGGAAAAGGGCGCGATCAGTGCTGAGAAGAAGCAAGGACCCACATCGTTGCTACACCAACCACGCCCCTTATTCTTAAAACAAGTCTTCGTTTTCGTCGAGGTACGCCAACCATTCTAGATAGTCTTGGCGGGTACACTCGTCGCCGTTGTCAGTGAACCAGAAGCGATATTCGCCTCGTGCTACTTCACGCGGACTAGCAACTTCAGTTCTGTAAACTACGCTATCAAACGCATCAGTCGTATCACGATCTTGTGTACGTTCAGTCGTATGCTCACCAATTACTTCGTAGCGACATGCGCGACCCTTAGAGTTGTTGTAGTCTGACGGAATCGAAACTACATCACGCGGATTGATCTTGACCAGCATTACGCGACTGCCACTCCATCCACCAAACGATGGCAGATATTCCAGTGAGCAGAAGTGCAGACCACTTGAACAAGTACGATCCTTGTCCTCGTCTACTTCGTTACGTGCCATTTCACAAATTTGGCCTACGCTGTTGTTAAACGTGCCACTGTGAATGTCCATGTAGTTGTCGCGAACTTTCTTGTACGCAACAAAATGACCATCAGGCGTAAGCGGAAGCAGATTCTTCTCTAGGAAGCCATAAAGCTCGTCAACTGCGCGCTTCGACGGATTGTCTTTCAGATTCGTCAAAAAGTTGCAGAGAGGCTCGATTGGCAGATCCTCTTCCAGCATGGCAAGCAAGCGATCAGAAATCGCATTTACAAATGGCCGACCCTGGAAATAAACATCACCATCACGTACTTCGATGTCCTCATTTTCAGAAGTGTAGTCTCTGATTACAGAAACCAAATCCACAAGATCAGGAACTGCGTCCCAATCTGCGTTACGGATCGCATCAAGTACTTGATCGAACTTGGGATGCGTTTCCCTGTTAATAGTAGACGACCGACCATCAATAACGATAGTTAGATTGTCACCTTGAATAATATACGGATACATATTTGGAACTCCTCAATTTATACTACATTGTAGCATACTTTACTATGCCTTGTCAACTAATTTTATGTATTCAATCACATCGGCCCATTGGTTTACGCCTGTTTGTCTGTGATTAGAATAACGATCAAGAGATACATATTCAATCATCGGGTACCTCTTTTTGTATGCAGCAAACAGTTTGTCATATTTGTCACCAACTGCTGTTACACTCAATTTGGAATTAGACTTCGAAAAATCAATTGTCTCATACAATGCGCCCATGCAGATGATAACGCGATCATATTTGATAGGATCTTTCTTTGCAGTCTTGGGAATACTGTCCTTCCAGTCGAAAAATGCGTTGAGCAAACGTCCAGACGGTTTCCTGTTATTTTTAGCAAGTTTGCGCAGCGCCTTATGGTGATGCGTGTGTGGATCGAAGCTTTCATCACTGAACTCTGATTTGATCAGGCGTTGCATTGCTTCTTTGCGCGCATTTTTCCAATCAACTGCATCGTATTGCTTACGAAGATAGTCAAAGAAATTCACCCATCGTTTGTCAGCAGTTACAGTCTTAATGCTGGCTTTGTTCAATCCATAAACCACATCCATGTTAACGCCAGCCATTCTAGCAACGTCACCATTCTTGATGATGTTACGGAAGTCTGTAGCTTTCCAAGTATTGTCATTGACGCTTTTTGGGTTGGGCTGTAAAATTGACTTATGCGTTAATGGAACATACAGCCAAATTTTCTTTTTGCCTTTTTCGATAGTGGGCGGGATGTCTTTCGCTTTGCAGTAAAGCGAGTTGAATGTGTATCCGTCAGATCCGCGCCAGCTACGTGAAGGCTTTGACTCAAACTTCTGAACAGTAATTGACGTATTGCCAATTCCACCAGAAGTACCAGTACCAACTACAACAGGCAGATTTGATGCCAACATAATCGGCGCGCCAGCGAAGCGAGTTTTGACCCACCTTTGACATTTCTTTCTATCGACTTTTTGATTCTGTGGTTGAATGACGATAACATTTTCAATACCATTGAACGTATCATCGTCGCGATCTGCAACAGCAGCACGAATACGACCAAGTACGTTGCCCTTTTCATCGTTGAATACGATTGCGTCATTCTGCGGGTTCAACTGGTACACTTGGCGATAATCAGCAGGCGTATTGGTCGGCTTCTTCAGCCCTTTCTTCTTTTCATTGTCAGGCTTGTTCTGACCAAGCTGAACAGGGTTGTTGTACTTGCGAATCTGCTTGTACGTCATTCGCATACCTGGGAATCGCTCAATCTCCTCAAGACCTAGAACAACCTTCAATGCAGAATAGCTCTTGATCGTGCCTTTTGGAAACTGCGCTTTGTTCTTTTCAAGATAACGCTCAACAATCTCACTGAACAGACTGCTATTGCTGTCTATCAAATCAGATGCCAAATTAGCGCGATCCCATTTTGATTTTGCTGGTTTCAGCTTGTCTGCTACATAACCCTCCAGCGCAATCATAATCTTTTCAGCTTTGTCGTTCAGTGCAGCAACAGTTTGCTCAGTATAACCAAGCTCCTCACGCGATGCTGCAATGTCCAATGCGCCAATATCAAATTCAATATGGAATGCATTGTCATGCAAAAGATCACGAACCCCATCATCCAGATTTTCACCATCTGGAACGTTTATCGGATACGCGACATTTCCCATGAGTGCATACGACTTAGCGTAGTATCCATTCCCATCTTTCATGTGAACGCCAGGGATAATATCTTTTTCAGCGTACTCAATATCAGCGATATTAACTGCATCGCCAGTAATTTCAGGCTTGGTCTTGAACCACTTGAACGTGTCCACAACTTCCGTCTTAAAGCTGTGCCAATCATGTCGATTTTCAACTGCAAACGAAATTGTCAGTCCATTTTCTTCGTCAGTATCTTCGGAAGTCAATTGACCAATGCATGGCAGACCATCTTTACCAATGTAGGCAGAATACACGCCCTTCCAACCATCTTTGATTGAAGTGATCGTGAAATTCTTTGTGTAGGAGAATGGAGACTTTGAGCCAAGACCCATGCAACCAACAAAATCGTTGCTGTTGCTTTTGGTAGACTCAAAATACGTAGTATAGAGTCCCATTACATCTTCGTGCGATAGGCCAGTGCCATAGTCGCGGATGTACAAAACTGGATTCAATCGTGTCGGAAGATGTACTGTGAAAGGTTTTTCGGGGTAGCCAGCTTCTATGTGACTGTCGTAAGCATTACAGCCTAGCTCACGTAGAATAGCTTTGAATTTGTTTGAATATAAACCACTTGATAGAATTGAAAAAGCAGTAGATGATGCTTTGATGCTGAACGCGCCTTCTGCTGCGAGTCCACCCGTTTCAACGGGGATGTCTTTTGTCTTGAGTTTCATGTGGGCCTCAGTTCTCAGTGTCTAGTATATAATTATACGGGTATTTGTATGAAAAGTCAATACCTAAATTTCACCATAATTCAGTGACTTACATCAGCGGTTTATTTACTTTCGCCATTTCCATCAAGTGAACCAGTACTTCTGCTACTTTCATTCCGTCAGTATTTAAGATTTGGCAGATGAAATTTGCTTTCAGCATACAGTGTGATGGGCTATCCCCGTGTATTACAATAATTGCACCATGACACATGCGACCATCTGTATTGTTTCCGTTTTCGTCTTTGTTATCAAAGTCAATATCGAGTGTCCAGATTGTTTCATCTTTTTCTGGTTCCCATAACCTACCAATGCTATACATTTGACTCATCATAGATCATTGATTCTATCGAATCTGATACTTCTTTATTTCCAATAGCATCGCTCATTTCTATGTCCCAATTTTTCCAAGATTCTTGTCCATTTGATGCAAAGATATATGCAGATGCAGTCATATCTTCGCACACCGAAAAATCGTTCTCTATGATGTCTTTGCGAATGTTATTTTCTACAATAATATCGTCGCCAAGCATTTTTGGAAGATCAGAATTGTGCGGAAGGTCTTTCAGGTTACGTTGAAATAGATATTTCTTAATTTCTATACGTAGAAGCTCCTTCGCTTCGTCAGGGGTTTCAGCGCGAACGTAGAATACGTCATTAGCATGACTGCAAACGTAAAAAACTCTCATTCTTGTTCATCCAATTGTCGTGACATGCGCAATTCGTGTTCTCGCTTGTTGTGTCGGCGATCTTCTGTTTGCTGTTGCTGTTCACCATGTCGTAGTTCACGATCATGCTGTAATTTCTCAGCATCAGCGCGGCGTATTTTCTCAGCATGTTCACGCTCTTTCATTGTATCAGCGGCTGCACGTTTTTCAGCATCACGCTCTTTTTGAATTTGTTCAAAATCAATTAGCACATTCAAAAGCAAACGTCCCAATTCATTATCACCTTGATTCGTTGCAAAAACTGCACACTCTTTAACAGACGATAATGCAATTGAAACGTTTGCATTAACTTCTGTAACAGTAAACCCATGCTCGTCTATGACTTCTACTTCGCCAAGACTGTCTGCTATGAAAACACCAGTTTCAAATTGAAATGGTGTTCCTGATGCTGCCAACTCCACAGCATCTTTTGCATCTTTTAGTCCCATACCCGTGAGTGATCGCATTGCTTTAATGACAGCAACTTTATTGTAATCAGCAGGGTCGAAGTTACGAGTCGTTCGAAGTGTTGGCATCTGTTATAATTCCTTGTACGTACCAGTTACCCTTTTTAGTGTAACCAATATTCTCTAGTGCTGCGACCATGTTATCACGACCAACAGGATTTGATGTTACCATCATTACGTGAGCGGGGACTACGCCGCGCCCAATAGCCCATACCAATACGTCATAACCAGTTGGCTCGTCTACGTCGCCCAAGTCGTGATCCATGTAAAGGTGTGTGACAGGGAAAGCAAGTAAAGCTTTCTGTCCTTCGCGAGCATTCTTAGCGATGTGGTCTACATCGAACTCGCGGAAATCATCAATCAAGAGGTGAAATTCATTCATGCTTTTGCTTCTTTTACCATTGCGTCAATTTCTGCAAGTGCAGATGCTACAAGTTTATCCACTTGTTCGAACCAAGATTCAGCATCACGCTCTTGTCGCTTTTGTTCTGCAATGCGTAAATCTGCGATTCGAAAAATATATGTTTTGTCTATCTGTTTCTGGAATTCTGCGTCAGTCCATTTCGTATCTGTAGACATGAATTGACGATGATTAATCATTACTGGATGGCACGTTGTACCCCAGGGTTTTACACGATATTCTTCAATGCCATACCACGGAGCTTTGTCAGTCCCAGGAAACGTGACACAATACTGCCTGAATACTGGTCTACTCATACTTCAAGCCTTCTATTGCAATACGACAAATAATAACCGCATCGTTATGATCGCCAGTATCCCATTTATGGTATTTAATTTTGCGCAATGCTTTACCACGACGCACCATAATTTTTTTGGCGCGGAACGTAAGGATCTTCGCTGTGATGTATGATCCCGCTGCGATTCCTGCAGAGAAAATGAATATGAATATGAATACTTCCACGAAGTCTAGCCTCTTCCTTAAACTATACCAACTATTATACTTCCTATCTTTGCGTATGTCAAGCACTAAAAACCCTCGTAAATCAAAGACATACGAGGGCATTGTTGTGTTTGTATTAGTCATTAACCAAAATCAATGACTTACGACCACTTATAGCATAGGCCATAGTGGAATAATAGTCGCGGCGAATACAGCAGCAACAACCAAGATCGCTTGGATTGCTTCTACCGTGTTTCCGTCGAACCTGAAACGCTTATTCATTTTCCCTCTCCTTTGTTATTTAAATCTCGATAAAAATCTATTTCTTCTTTCAAGTGCAAGTCTGCTATATGCTCTTGCCTTGTTATCTCTTTCTTGCCCCAATGCCCTCGTCGTGGATTGCAGTACCAGCAGTAGCAGCACCTTCTGTCTCCACAATTTGACCATGCTCTGTCACGCAGTCTTCCTAGTTCTTCCTTAGTCCATTCGTATCGCTCATAACCACTGTTATTGAGCGCGTAACGCTTAGACCACGGAGTTTCCCATTCCACATAATTGCCGCGCAGAATATCGACAAATCTACGCTTGCGCGCAAACTTGCTACGTCCATACCTATCGTAATCGTGTGGTTTAGCATATGCGGTTGCGTAAGCTATCCGTACTTGTTTGTTTTGATATTTTTCTGTTAAATATCGCCGTTCTCGTATTCCTCTCACAGTACCTCCGAGTATGTACTATGTTGTCATTAACATAGTTTACATAGTCTTTAGCATTGTGATCTCCTTTTGTTTAATATCTTCGTTCAAGATACTTTACTTAATTTCAATTTCTACTTCTTGTTCTAAAATCTGTCTACCTATTGCGAAATTACCTTTTTTTGCAGCGCCAGGATTATTCTTGTTAATCCTTAATAGTGCTGAGTATGTTCCGCTTTCAATGTCATCAAGCCAAATTACGATTGTGTCTGTTTCAGCAAAATCAGCATTGGCGCGAAACATTTGTACGTGTGTGTCGCTTGCTTCTACTACGACTGTGATAACCTGGCCTTTCTCAAGTTCAATGCCAGATAGCTCAACCTTTGTAGAATCTGCAAATGCCACACTGGATAGTAAAATTAGTGCAAATAGGAAATTCTTCATTTCTTAATACTCCGTGTATTATATAGCATAAATGTTGTTTTGTCAACACCTTTCTGCATCTATTTATTCAAAATAGATAAATAACAGTACAGAAATAGGTATTTCTGTTCAGTAAGCTAATGTTGCAACATTAGCGACCACTGAATCGTAGAGCAATGTAGCTCTCGATATAAGAATAGGAAATAATAAAATGGGACGTCCTTTAAATAA